GCTCAAGAGTGAGCAGAGAGCGGTTTTCGAAAAGCACAGCGATGTCGCGGCCATTCCGGCTGAGCAGCTTGCTGAGATCAAGTCCAGGAATGAGCAGATCGCGGCCCTTGATGCCGAAATCAAACAGCTTGAGGAGGTTGAGGCGATGCGCAGCACTGCTATCACCTACACCCACAGCGGCGGTGCCACCACCGTCAAGAGTGACAACGCTATCCCCACCCCGGCCATCGAGTTTGCGCGGGTGTCGAAGGTAAAGAACTTCAAGGGTACGGTCGGCGGCAAGTCGGCTGATGAGCGTGCTTATCGCTTTGGCAAGTGGTTCAAGGGTACCATCGTCGGCGACCAGGCCAGCCAGAAGTGGTGCGCTGATAACGGCATCCAGAGCAAGGCCCTGTCAGAGGGGACGAACTATCTCGGCGGCTATCTGGTTCCGCCCGAGTTCTCGACCGATATCATCGATCTCCGCGAGGAGTACGGCGTCGCCCGTCGCGTTGCCCGTGTCGTCCCGATGTCGTCGGACACGCTGACCATCCCGCGCCGTGTCGGTGGCCTGACCGCCTATTTCGTGGGCGAGGCTGCCACCATCACCAACTCCGACAAAGCCTGGGATCAGATCAATCTCGTGGCGAAGAAGCTGGCCGCGCTCACGCTGTGGAGTTCGGAGCTGAACGAGGATGCAATGATTTCGATTGGTGACGACCTCGCCGGTGAAATCGCCTATGCGTTCAGCCAGAAAGAGGACGAGTGCTACTTCAACGGGGACGGAACCAGCACGTATGGCGGAATGACCGGCGTGCGCCAGAAGCTCCGCGACGTTGACGCCACGATTGCCAACATCAAAGGACTCCAGGTCGCGACCGGCAACGCTTACAGCGAGATCATTCTCAGCGACTTCCACGGCGTTCTGGGTCGGCTCCCGCTCTACGCTCGCAACGGTGCGCAGTGGATTATGAGCGCGACCTTCTTCGACACGGTGGCCCACAAGCTTCAGACCGCTGCGGGTGGTAATACCGTCGTCAACATCGCTGATGGTGGTGTTCCCCGGTTCCTCGGATATCCTGTCGTCCTCAGCCAGGTGATGCCGACGACCGAGGCCAACTCGCAGATCTGTGCGCTGCTGGGCAACTTCCGGCTCGGCTCCACGTTCGGCGATCGCCGTCTCCTGAGCTTGGCCCTGTCGACCGAGTACAAGTTCGCCGAGGATCAGCTGGCCATCCGTGGCACGGAGCGATTCGACATCAACATCCACGACGTGGGCAATACCAGCGCGGCTGGCCCGATCGTTGGACTCATCACGGCTGCGGCCTAAGAGGAGGTGATCCAAGTATGAAGAACCAGAAGAAACTCAAATCAACGGTAATGATCGCCCCGGCGACCATTACCAGCGGAGCGACCGCGACGGCCAACCTCGACTGTAAAGGCGAGGGGGATGTCGAAATCATCGTGAGCTTGGGTGCGCTGGCGGGTGCTGGCGTGGCTCCGGCCTCAATCAAGCTGTTCGAGTCTGACGATACCGTCGTCACCAACTTCGCGGAGATCACCGCGCTCTCAACGGGTGCGGCTGCGGTCGGCGCGTCGGAGTCGGTGCGCTTCTTCGTGGATCGGTCGAACGGTGCGCGGAAGCGGTATCTCCGCCTCGCAGTGACGCCGGGAACGGCCTCAACCAACAGCAACATTCCGGTGAGCGCAATCGGCTATTTCGATCGCTCCGAGAACGATCCGGCCTCGACGTCTGGCTTTGGTAGCAACGTCGTCAAGGAGGTCTAACTTTATGAAACTGAATCTTGGGGGAGGCAATCAAAAGATCCCGGGATTCGTCAATATTGATCGTCTGAATGGGCAGGAAGCGTACCCCCTTCCTGCCTATGCCGACGGTTCTGTTGATGAGATCAGAGCCAGCCACATCCTTGAGCATTTCGGGCATCGTGAGGTCCCCGAGGTGCTGAAGGAATGGGTCAGGGTGTTGAAACCTGGCGGAGTGCTGAAAATCGCCGTGCCGGACTTTGATTATCTCGTGCAACATCGCCACGATGAGCTGCCGCTTGAAAGCTACCTGATGGGTGGTCAGAGTGACAGCAACGACTATCACAAGTCGATCTTTTCGGAGCGCAAACTCCGCGATCTGATGCGATATGTTGGCCTAACAGATGTCACACGCTGGCAGTCAGAGATTGAGGACTGCGCGTCGCTGCCGGTCAGCTTGAACCTTCAGGGCGTGAAGCGTGCTGACATTGAACAGACGGCCACGCGGGTGGAGGTCAAGGCGAAAGTCTCGGCAATCACCTCGATTCCGCGCCTTGGGTGGAATGATCACTGGGGCGCAGTGTGGCAAGCACTCAGAACGCCAGAGTTCAATATCCCGCTCTTCAAGTTCGGCGGGGCGTTCTGGGAGCAGGGGATGCAGCGCGGATTGAGCGCGATGCTGGAGAACGGCACCGAATGGGCCTTGTGCCTCGACTATGACACGCTGTTCGATGCGTCAGACGTCAAAGAGATCTTGACCCTCGCGGCGATGTACCCCGAGGCTGACGCCATTGTGCCGGTGCAGGTACGGCGCAATAATGACCAGTTTTTGTTCTCGATGAAGGACGAGTTCGGGAATCTGCGCAGGTCGGCTGATATCACCGAGTTTGATCCCGATCTGACCGCTATCGAAACGGGCCATTTTGGTATGACGCTGATCAAGCTGGCGGCTCTGCGAGACATCCCCAAGCCGTGGCTCTGGTCACAGCCTGACGAGAATGGCGACTGGTCAGATGAGCGGTGCGACGCAGATATCTACTTCTGGCGCAAGTTCAGAGCCGCCGGAAAGAAAGTCTTTCAGGCCAACCACATCAAGATCGGCCATCTTCAGATCATCTCTAGCTGGACGACCAACGATTGGCAGATCAAACACCAGTATCTGTCAGACTGGACGGAGAACGGGAAGCCGGAGGAGTGCCGACGCAATGAAAATTGAGCTGATCAAAGCATGGGGTTATGCGGCACCGGGGGAGGTGATTGACCCTCCCCCTGGGGTGGCCGCTCTGTTGATCGAGCGCGGCATTGCCAAGCTGGTCGAGGACAAGCAGAGTATTTCAGATCGGTGGCACAAGCGGGAATCTCGCCCACCGCACACCCGTCAGGAGGTAGCACGTGGCCGCAAGTGATTATGTGACGATGGATCAGGTTCGGGCGTATGTGTACCAGTCGCAGGACTCGGACGAAGATCTATTGATCCGCATAATGACCCGCGCCGCAAGGATCTTTGACGCGGCCTGTTCCCTTCCCGAGGGTTATTTCACCCAGGGCAGCGTAGGACAGACGGCAAGCATTCGCTACTTTTGGGGCGATGGGACGGATTACCTCAAGGTTGACCCGCACCTGTCGACACCTGCGCCAGTGGTGACGATGCCGTCAGGATTCGCCGTGCTGAACTGGGTGGTGACGAATCCATACCAGTCAGCGCGGCAGAATATGCCGGGAGAGTTTTTCTTGTCGCGTCGATACGGGGACGACTACTCAACGCTTGGCGCACTGGCGGAGAGGCGTGATTTCTTTTTTGCGGAGTTCTCCAACCAGGTCGACTATGTTGGCTGGCCAAACGGTATCCGCGTGGGTGTGACAGCCAAGTGGGGCTGGGACAGCACACCGGCCGAGGTGCAAGAGGCAGTCCTTGAGACGATCGCCAACATCTGGCGAAGCAAGGATCAGGGATTTGCACGGGCGGTGGCCCTCGACGGGGTCGCCATCATCAATCAGCCGCTTCCACCGCGAGCGCAGATGATCGCGGATGGCTACAAAGCAGGCCGGGGGATGTTCGCTTGAAATTCGCCGTAACAGTAGATGGAGTGCAGCAGTCGACCAGAGCCTTCCAAACGCTCAACGAGTCGATCAGCGATTTCCGGCCTGTCTGGCCAGAAATCCATATGTACTTTCTGCGCGGCACGGTCGAGCAGTTTGAGAGCCTCGGGGCGCGTGGCGGTCAGCGGTGGGAGCCGCTCTCAGCGCGTTACGCGAAGTGGAA